TTTTGTGCGGCAATCTGTGACTGATTGGCAAGTAGTACCTGTCTTTCTCTCAGTAAACTGGTCTTATTTTCAGATCCGTCCAGTTTCGTCTGATTAAGCTCCAATTCCTGATCAAGCTGCTTTATTTTCTGATCAGCCTGTTCAACAGCGCTCTGAAGCTGCGCTTCTGCCTCAGCCTGTTTTTTTAACTTCTCAGCTGCTTCAAGTGCCTCCTGGCTCAACTCAGATTCTGCTTCTTTTTGCTCGTCCAGTTTCCCTGTTGTGCTGGATAGCTCCTGTGCAATCGTCTCCTGTACGCGCTTCGCGTCTGCAAGCTTTGCACTCCAGTTACTTGCTTCTATGGAGTTTTCTCCGAATACCTCTTTTGCGACACGTAATTTGTCGCTCAAAAAAGTGACCTTGTCTCCACTTGCCTGTAATTCCTGCTTCAGAAGCTTTTCTCTCTGTTCCAGAGCATCCACAGACGTGCCTGTGCCTTTCATCTGAGTTTCATTTAATTTTAATTCCGCCCGGAGCTGCTTCAAACTTGCGTCAGCCTGTTTGATTCCTGCCGTAAAATCCGTTGTTTTCGCGCGAAATGTTACGCTTGCTTCTCTGTTGGCTAGTAGATCACCCTCTTTCTATCAATTTCTCTTCCATGTAGTTTTTCCAACTCATGTAAGCGTGTTTATCTTCCAAAATTGTTAATAATACGTTGTACTCGGAATTCCAGAACAGCTCTTCGCTGATTCCGTTTATAATTACATAATAGGTATACATATCTTCTACTTCCTCAATTTCAAATCTCGGAAGCCTCAGTGTATTTTTGCTTTTTCCTACTGTTGCTCTTCTGAAGGCTGTTCTGAATCCTGCTTTTTTGACGGTGAGATCATTTCCTGTACTACATTTACATTTTTCATGTAATCTGGGTTTGCATTTTCAATGAATTCCGTGAATGTCATCAAATTCTCTTCCTCTTCATCCTGATTGGCATTCAAGTATGCCGAATGCATGAACTCATACACTTCCATGACATCTTTTTCGTTTACTCCTTTTACCAGGACTTTACTGATCTTTTCATATGCCTTTTTATTTTTATTTCTCAGGCTCAACAGCAAAATGGGAGCTGTGGACATTGTCACAAACTCCCCGTCTGCCATTTCATATTCCTGGAAATTGAATACGTCCTTACTGCGCATCGTTTTCCTCCAGTTCTACAATTCTTTCGATAATTTCATCTTTCTTACCTTCGGCGCTTACGCCTTTTTCTTCCGCAAGCTTTTTCAGTTCTTCGACGTTCATTTTCTTCAGCTCGCTTTTAGTGTAGTGTTCTGCTCCTGGCGCTTCCTCCTGATCCTCTTCCTGTGTTTCTTCTGGAACTGTCTCCAACGGCTCCAAAATGCCTTCCCGTACTTTTTCAATCTCCTCGTAGCGTTCTTCACTCACTTCGATGATTTCTCCTGCCAAGTGTAAATTGTGTGTATATTTGTCTCTGAATCTAATCTTTACTTTTGCTTCCATAATTCCCTCCTATGCGTTAAGCTCAACAAGTTCTCTTGAAAATTCTTCCATCCACTTTGTTTTTACCGTCGCGTCCTGCAGATCTGACTCTACAGCTTCGTACATGCCTTCTCCATCCTCATCTGGCATTACTGCTATTTCGAGTTCTAACATGGCTACGTCTTCCGTGTCGTTATCTACAGTCCTGCTAAGTCCATTTGTGATTGTACAATTTGGATAAGCCTTATACTTCACATCTCCGTCCTCATTCAGGATTTTAGCCGTAACACATGCCACCGCGTGCAAAGAGCTTTGTCCGTATGCCACGATTCCGTCTTTCAGTTCTTTCCTGCTCATTCCATGCATATCAACAAGCATGTCCTGTGGCGTGTATGCCGAAAATTTCAGCGTTCCGGATCCCGTTCCTTTTGTTCTTGTTTTTATGACTTTCGAGCCACATTTTTTCTGTACGGTCTTGCTCGTAAGCTCCTCTTCCAATTTTCCCACGCATTTCAGAATATCTGCTTTTACCGCCGGAGATATTCTGATTCCCAGCTCTGTAATTTCATATTCTGAAAAATCCACATTTGTGATTCCTGCCATTATATTTCCTCCAATCTTTTTACTAATTCGTCTATAACTTCATTTACAATTTTGTCTTCGCTTGCATTCGCTCCATCAAACATGAACTGCTGATTCCCATAATGATGCTGTGTATTTGATCCATCATCTGGGAAATACAGATAGTGATACGGTCCTTTTGTTTTTACGATTACTGCAAGGTTCTCTTCCTTAAGTGTGAATGGATCTGTCTGTGAAGCAGCCGTTTTCTTTCCGTTCCACGTTCTTCCGGATACAGGGAGAATCTTCTGAATGTTCTCTTTGATGATCCTTCCTCCTTCTGTGTGGAGGTAATCATTAATAATTCTTTCTGCCACCGCCCCATCGGAAAACTTGGAAATCGCATCTACAACACGTTCGAATTCTTTGGCGTCTAAATAGAAATAACTCATACTCTGCACCTTTTTTCTACTTTGGAAAATTCCATGGTCGCAATTTCAACCATTGTCTCTCCAGATTTTTCCACGTAATCATAAGTAGTCTCTGTGTTCGACTTATCAAATCCGACTTTTTTCATAGCTTGTAACACTTTTTCTTCCATTCCTTCTGGAATTTCCTCTTCTTTCACAATTGCTACGAAATATCTGGTAATCACACCAGCTCTACTCTCTGTCTTTCCTTTTCTCCGGCGGCCATAAACTATGCAGTCCCAGTTGTTCCGGTTCTGGAATCGTCCTATTCCGTAGAATACTTTAGGTTCTATCCCCTGTAAGGCTTCTTTGATTTTTTTATTCAATCTTTCTCACCTCTTCCAGATAAAAATACAATTCCTGTTCCGCTCTCGACCTGTCGATGTAGATAATCGCATAGATCGTGTCTCCTATTACCACGTTTCTTGAACTGTCCATGTTCCCATCATCCGGAGTGGCAATTTTAAGCGAAAGTGTTGTTCCTAGCTGTTGCGCAAATTCTACGTCCTGCTGCCGGTTCGACTTTTCCGTATAATACAGAAAGCCCAGATGTTCTAAATCATCCAGGCTTTTTACATTGCTCTCTGGGTCTTTTTTTCTGTAGAGCTCTGCAATTCCATCACTGTAGCTCTTCTGTATCTTCCTTGCCATATTTCACCTCGTATCTGTGCCTCTGTGTCAAGATTTCCCGTCTATAATTCACAGTGAATTCATTTGCCTGGTTGCTCCAACGATACAGGCAATATTCCAAAAATAATCCCCTTGTTAATCCCGGGGATAGCAGGTCTTTTTCGTCTTCCTCTTTTATGCCAAGCAAATGCGTGATAACCGGAATTGCATCTTCTACAATCCCGGTTATCTGTTTATTTGTCTGTTCTTTCGACCAACTGATTTTGCATTTATTTTTTGCAAGCTCTGCAAGAGTTCCTATCTGTTCTTCTGTCATATCTCTTACGCTGTTAATACATCAGCGTCATTTCTGACTACAAAATAAGCAGGATCCAGCGCTGAGATATCCAGCACAATTGCGACCGTATTATCCCAAGGGCGACCATTTCCATGCATTTTAATTTTGTAGACTCTCGCATCTTCGATGAATTTTGTAGAATCGTCTTTTTCGATGTTTCCATCTTTGTTTCCTCCGATTCCCATGAAATACTCTTCCGGCAGGCAGAGGATAGCCTGACCTGTCTTGACCTCATTCGATCTTACGACCTCTGTTGGGAACGGGAATAAGTCTTTCGCATAAGTTCCCGCTGCCGTCATGACCGTAGTTGCCGGCATAATTTTGGTCAGATAATCAATCTGGTTGCAGATCAGGAGCACTTCGTCAAACGCTCTAAGTCTTCCGCTTTCTGTCGTTGCAAGCTTTGCCACGACCGGACCGTATTCTTTCGGCATGAAGCTTGTAACCTTAATCGGTGTCTTCTCCGGATATCCGGTAGAAGAATTGAAATCTACACCCTCGTGGATATCTCTGTTCAATCCGATCGGCTCATTTTTTCCTGATCCGCAAATGATTGCTTTCTCCAGTGCCACGTAAAGTGCCTCTTTCAGAATTGTTCTGATGTAATTATCAAGATAGGTAGGTCCTAAGTCTAGCATATCCTGTGGAATAACCGCATAAGCACTTAACTTATACAAAGTCACTTCAATTTCTTTGAAGCCTGATGTGATCTGCTGCTTAATTTCATCGTTGATATTTCCCCACGCTGCGCTCTGTTTTGTATGGTCATTCAAGATCCATCTGGTCAGATACTTCACGTTCTGGAACGTAATTTTATTTAAAAGCGGGTGTTCCTCTGTTAATTCTCTGCAGACATCCTCGATGATCGTCTCTGGCATTCCGCCATTTGTTGTAATGAGATCCGTGAATGCCTGCCGTGCATTACTCTCTTTTTCCGCTTTTACGAGCTTCTGATAGAACTCTGTCTCTTCTGTAGTCAGCATTCTATATCCGCGCTGTGCAAGCACCTTCTGATTGGTGTTGTACATCTCGCAATCTGTTTTTACCTTGTCTGAAATAGAATTGATGACCTGCTGCCACGCCTTTCCCGCTCCTTCTACATCTCCGCTCTGGAGTGCCTTCTGAAGTGCTGCTACTGCTTCTTTCTGTGCTACGTCTGCTACGTTTCCTAACATCTTTTTTCCTCCTATAATGAAAACATATTGAAAAACGTCTCCATAGAGACATCGTCTTCCTGTTCTTCCGGTTTTACCAGTTCTTCAAATTCTTTTAGCTGGTCCGCAAAATTGGACTGCTTGATCTTGTCTTTCATCTCATTGATTTTTTTTGTTGACTGCATCGCTTCATCTACTGCTATAGATGTGCGTCCGGCAATCTCATCAATGACTCCAAGCTCAAGAGCATCATCTGGGCCAAGAAGTGTCTCCTTGTCCATGACTTCTTTTATCTTTTCTTCTGTGACTTTGCCTTCGCATCTCTGCACGAACAAGGCTCTGGAAGCTTTCATCCAAGCGTCAAGCTTGTCTGCCTCGTTTCTGAGATCATCCGCGCTTCCGACTGCTACCGTCCACATGTTGTGGAGGATCATTCCAGTTCCCTCGCCCATGACCCTGTGATCACATGCCTGTAAGATTGTGGCTGCAATGCTGTTTGCCACTCCGTCTACATAACCAGTCTTATAAGCTTTGCACCGCTTTAACTGCGTAAAAATAGCGGTTCCTTCTTTTACTGAACCGCCATCTGAATTGATATATAATTCAATTGTATCTCCATCTCCGACCTGTTCTAAGATTTCCTGGAAATGTTTTGCCGATGTCTCTGCGTCATCGTACTTGTACGTTTCCCAATTGAAATCTCCTTTCGCCTTTACTTCATCGTACAGATATATCTTATGTACTGTTCCGACTTTTTGGTATGCATAGCAAATTCCTCCGATTTTACCCATCGTACTCACCTCCTTCCACATTTTTCGTTGCATCTTCCACATTTTGGAAGTTCTTTGTAATTCTGTACTGCTTGCTCCATTCTGTATCTAATGGCATCAGTTCCAACTCCTCTCTTACTTCATCTGTGTTCAATACCGCTGATCCAACAATTTTTTCTACATTTGCTGCTGAATCAAACAAGTCTCTGTGCTTGATTCTTCCACTGTAGCATTTGTAATAATTTCCTTTTGTGTATTCATAGGCTGTCGCTCTTTTGTTTAGGACCTCCGATATTGTGTTTGCCAGCGGGTCAACTGCAAATGTCAGAAAAATATCTAATACATCTTTTACATTCGTGACGCTTCCGAGCATCATGGAAGCTGGGATTTTGAATGCCTGTCCCACGACCTCAAAAATGTCTTTTCTGATGCTAATAAAATCTTCTGATGATTTTTGCGGTTTGTTCGAGGACTCTTCTGTTAATTCCTCTCCTTCATACTCCACGTAGGTCGCATATTCATTTTCCATGTAAGCTTTAATGTTTTTTGAGATAATCTCCGAAAAATCTTTTGCAAATTCTTCGTCTCCTGCCTTCAGCGAATTTACTTTAAACTTGAACTTTCGTCCGTTCGTATCTCGGAATGTTCTTGCCGCTGTCTCCAGCAGCTTCCCGTATTCCTGGTACATTCCGTCTATCAGTCCTTTTACGCATTCATCTTCCATCTTGAACAGATATACTTCCTGTGCTGTGAATATTTTATTCAACTGCAATCCTCCGGCCAGCACCACTCCACCGTATATATTTCCCAGTACTGGCCGTTCCTCTAACACTGAAAAATCCTCTGCACAGTGTAACTCGCCGTTGATTTCTACTACCAGCGCGCCTTTCTCTTCGCGGATCATCTTCCGGATTACCTTGTGCCAGAAGTAATTGCTATTTTCATTTTTGTTCGGCGACACATTTAACAGATAATAGTCTTCATTTTTCACCGGCTTTCCCTTCGAAAAAACGCGCATCTCACACATGCTGATTGCATTCGCAAGATATGACTGTGCTGTGTATATTGCCAGTTCCTCGTAGTAGATCGTTGCCGGGATATCTATCACTACTGTCTGTTCTGAACTTATTTTTATTTTTCCGATCCACTTCGACAAGTAATTTCCTAATCCCACATTTTGCCTCCTAACATACTGTGTTTATCCTCCTTCGTCCAGTTACTGGGCGCTGCTTTATAATATCCTCCCATGTCATTGCTGCTACCCACGCCATTGCTCCGTCAGTCTTTCTGGACCTTGGCTCTATTTTTTGATAGTCAACATTCCCTTTTTTGTCTGTGACTGCCTTTACGTTCCACACGTACCAACGCATGATCGGGCATGTTCCCCACGCTATCAATTCTTTCGATAGTACGTATCCGATTACCGGCGCAACTTTCATGATGTCACTCGGTCTGATCAGCTTCAGATTTTTCTTCTCATAAGAAAATCCTATCTTTTTCAACTCATCTCGGAATAACGTTTGTCTGAAATTGTCCATTACCACCCCTTCTATGATGTAGAGCTTCGCCATCTCTTTTAGCCACTCTACGATTAGTTTTGGTGATATTTCCACATCATTTACCATGGTTAGTACTCCCGCCTCTTCCGCTTCTTTTAACGGATAGCGGATTCTTTGCAAATCTCTTGATTTTGTGCACACCCATGTATGATGTAGCCAGTATCTTTGGTCACCTACCTTGAACAGAAGTCCTGCCACTACAAAGTCATCTGTTTTTGAAAAATCAATTCCAGCTACGCAAGAATATCCTTTTAAGTCCGGAAGCTCCCGCGTTGCTTTCACCAGATTATTCCAATCTGTCACGCAATACTGTGTTTCTCCAGGTGGTCTGTTCATTCGCTTTGTCATAAATGCTGTGTGAGTAACTGGATCCCTTTTGTAATCCACATACTCCAATTTCATTTCATAAAGCAAGTTTGGAAAGAATCGTAGTGATGGATTTGCTTTGTTCCACATTTTTTCTGTGTGTACTTCTTCCGGATCATCTAGCCAGCAAATAAAAGGTAGTGTTCCGTTATCCGGCAGTTCTCCCTTTAAAATTTCCAGGCATGTATCTATCAACTGGTCTAGCGGACCGTCTCTTACGTCTCCCTGTGTTGTGATGATTGTTCTCCGCGGAAACTGTTTTTTTCCAAGTCCTCCGGTAGCTACCTCTATCAATTTGTAATTTTCATAAGCGTGATACTCATCAAAATCAACCTTTCCTGGGCGTCCTCCATCTTTTGTCCCCGGAGCTCGTGTATGATATTTTAGTTTTGACCCTGTATTTATGTTTGTGATACACTCCAAATTCCATTTAAAATAGTTTTTGAAATAATCTTTTTTATCTTCCAGAATATTGTAAATGTCTTCAAATGTCGCTTTTGCCTGATCTTCCGATGTTGCGAACATATCTATGTGATAATATTTCACGCCATTGATCGGTGTCATCAATGCAAAATCTTCAAATGCAAGATATCCATTTTTCCCAGCCCCTCTTCCCACCAAAATTACAAGTACAGGAAAGCGTAATTGTCCGTCTCTCCTGTATACGCAATTGTGAAGTGCAAAGCAAAATTGTTCCCACGGCAATAACTTATATGGGAAATGCTTTTGTAATCCCAGATATCTTTCTAATTGCTTTTCGTCTACATATACGTCTTCCTCCGCAAATACTTTTTCCACAAAGTCGCAAAGAAGCAGTTGCTCTTTGCACACAACTGCTTCGTCACTTCGCACGAATGCGATGTATTCATCTATCTGCTTACAGATCTTCATCTATCATTTCATTTCCGGTCGGTTCATCAGTCGTCAACCCCATTTCTTTCAGGAGCTGAAGCATCTGCTTTTCCACCGCTACCAAATCCTTTACAGATTGGTTCTGTTTAATGATCGGATAGCCATTCGCGGAGGTTGTCTCATAGGCTACTCCCCTCTCTTTTACATCTTTTTGGAGGTCTTTTTTTATATCATATAGCGACATATAGTCATAAATAAGATCCATAAAATGAGCTACATTCGCGCCTTTTGCTTCTAGCTGTTTTATCAGCGAAGCCTTAATTTGCGCCTTTGTCGGCTTTTTTGTCTTTTCCATCTTGACACCAACTTTTTTATTTTTTTATCATGCGCGACTCAGCGCGGTTTAGTCTTGCCCCCTACCCGTTGTAAGCTCCCCCACGAAAATTAGGGTATATGGGGGTAGGGGGGGTCTGTTTTAGTGAAAAAAATCTCGCTGTACATGCCAATCACATCATCAAGTACCAGGAATCGGTTGCAACAGGACGTTCGCACCTCTGTCACTCTGTGTGGTGAGCTCCCAAACACTCTGTCATACTTGTATTCAATTGCTCTCCTGTATCCGTGTCCAGTGAACACGACATAGTCTCCAACTTTTACCAACGTTCTTCATTCACCTGTTTCTTTTTCTTATACTTCATTCGTTCATGTGCTCTGTCGTGACAGTCGTGGCAGAGCGGCACAAGGTTCCTGTATCTCTGCCCTCTGTAGTCATAGTACTCACACAGTGCAAGCTCTGGGTACTTCTTAACATACTGTATGTGATGTACCTCTTCTGCTTTGGATATGATTCCCTTTTCTCTGCACCATAGGCATTCATTGTGGAATTCCTTCAGGACTTTCTCTTTCAGTTCCTTCCACTCTCTACTCTTGTAGAATCTATACAGCTTATCTTCCGCTATCAATTGTTTTATTTTTTCTTTCGTCCACTCTGCCATATTCTTTTGCGACGTCGCACAATTGCAGGAGCGGGAATCGAACCCGCTTCCTCCGGCTACTAACACCGGTGTGCTTGCCTTTCGCACCCTCCTGCTACATTACTCTACAATCACACTTCCTCTTTTCTGCAAAGAGAATTACCTTATTCCTGTTCATATATGTGCAAGCGTAATGATATTCCTTTCCATCATTGGTAATAATCCTTTTGCAATATTCGCATTCCTTGCACTTCGGTATCTTTCTATCAGCTTTTCTTTTGTTCCTGGTGTACCCAGGGCACCCTTCCTCTGCTGGACAGTGCTGCCCTTTCTTGAGTCGGTAATAATATTTACAGCATGTGTTTTTACATGTAACTAGCATATTCCCTCCACATAGAAAAGCACCCGGACAATTCCGAGTGCTTTTCTATTATTCATGATTTACTTCGTTGATAAACTCTTTCATCATAATCGTTAATTGGTTTGACTGGCTTACCCCAGCTTTCTCACAGGCCTCTGCAAATGCTTCCACCGTCTCCCGCTTTAACTTATACGACTTTGACATAAGTCCAACTTTCTTTGCGTACTTCTCTGTTGCAATCGTCTGTTTTGTTGGCTTTCCCTTCGGCATGTTTCTTATCCTCTCTTCTTTGTGAAATAAATAATCAGTTTTACAATTCCAATTACGATAAAAAACAGTCCTAAAAATTCCAATGCTTTCATTTACTTTTGTGAGCAACCGTGTTATATTGTGTTCAAGAGAAGGGCTTTCGCCCCTCTCCCCCATTAAAGTTTTTTCTTAGTTAAGTATTTTGCTAAGAATTAGTAGGATAATTCCTACTACCAAGTCCGTAAGTGCACCGACCAGCCAAGTCTTAAATGTGCTTTCGGACTTTTCTTTTTTTATCTTTCGTTTTCGATCGCTCAACTCTTTCACCTCCTTACAAGTATATATTATCATATGGTGTACCATATGTCAATACTTTTTCTGAGGTTTTAGCTAAAATGGCAGCAATCAATTGACTGCTGCCACTGTTCATTCTCTTCTGTTGTTCTCTTCCATTCTTCTTTTTTATCAGAGCGTGATTAGGCCACGCTCTGATGTGTGAAATTCTAAGGAGTCCTTTGTGATTCGTCTGATCTCATCTTTTGGACGCTATCATATTAACACGGTTTTTTGTCCTGTGAGTTTTTATTTTCTTAATATTTCCATCTTTTTTTATCCAGCAACCAATAGAACTTTCTCCTTGCCTCGTAATAGTCCGTATTTTTGCAATCCATTCCTTCCATCATTCGTAGATTATTAAATGTTACGCCTTCTTGCGTAACTGCTTTTAATATCCAGCTGTACAAATCCGGGCTCGCTTCTATTGCTGTCTGCTCAACTATCTTACACTTTTCTTCCAGCTCCATTCTTCTGATTGCCAGCTGTTCCGTGGCGCTCCCCTGTGATGGGCTTCCTTTTCCTTCCTGTCCATACTGGATGGCCTTTACTGTATTTGTAAGATTTGCAAGTTCTTCGCGCCATTCTGGATATTGATAGCATCTGTATTTTAATTCACAGAATCTATCTTTTGAAATATTATATTTCTTTTCATTGATCGGTCTTGTGTCTGGCATATACTCCTCCTACGCTGTTCTCCGTGCTGCTACCACAGTCGTTACACTCTTTTTTGGAATTTTTCAAGCATTCTGGCTTTCCAGCCTTCCGGCTGTTCTTCTGGCTGTTCCTGTTCTTCTCCATTGTATAAAAATGATTTTATTTCCCGTTTACACTCTCCGCAATAGCATCTGGCTTTTACCGCGTCTGCTTCAAATGTTGTTGCAAATGTATCTGCTGTACCAAGTATACTTATGCACTCGGCTGTGATTGCCACTCTATAGATGGTTCCGTCTACGATTGCTTTTCCGCAACGATCACAATAATATGCTATCATTTTGTACCTCCTAATAATTCCGGATTGTCATAGATATTACCGATAACCTTCATTCCGCATCTCTTGACATATTGATGATTTAATGGCATTGGATAGCAAAATGGCTCACACCTACTGATTGCGTCTGTTGAAACCACTTCATAATGCCAGCCAATCGCGGTATCGACTGCTTGCTCTGTTATGATGTCAATTACACGGAATTCTCCAAACACTGCCTTTACAAGATCGTCCGGGTTGCCGTGACACATCAAAATATCATTCTCCCATATTTTCTTTCCATTCTTGTCAGTCAATCCTGTGTCCTGGCAAATGGTATCTTCGTCAATCAGAAATTCACCCTCGAGGCTTTTATCGTAGATATAATTCTTGTCACTAAGATAGCCATGCACCCATGTTCCATTAAGATGCTCGTTACTATCCATTGCATGGATATGTTTGCTCTAAAAAGTATTTCTCTCTTCATCTTACGCTCTTTTAACCGCCTTTCTGTCCACTTTATTCTTCGTTATCTTTCATCCAATCATATAACTTTTCAATACATTCGTCGCACAGGTCGTATTCTTCATCTAGTAATCCTCGTTCGCTTATCGTCGCAATTGTACTTACAATTTCATTCCTGATTGCCTTTGTTTTACACTTTTCGTTCTTCTCGTATATCGCTCCACATCTATCGCATTTTTTTACTTTCATCTTTTACTCCTCCTCTCCTTATAGCTGTTAGCAAGTCTTCCACTCCCTGGACGTATCCGTCTTTATATTCTGTAGCCTCTTTTATTTTCTGGCTACATTTTCTCTCTACTTCATTTTGCAACTTATTTGCTCGTTCTTCTATCTGGTCATATTCTTTCTTGTCCATTGCGCCTCCTAAATCTTATCTCCTATAAGCTTTTCTGTTATTTTCATGTATAAGTCTTTGTATACATCTCTTTCTGCCGCGACTTTGATAATTTCGTCTGTGTTTTCTGGTTTCGATAATTGTTTTTCTGATTCCTGCTGTTTATCAGTCTCTTCCTTAATTCTGTTTCGAAGTCCATCATTTATTCTCTGTGCCTCACTCAGAGAATCTGTCAGCTCTTTCAGCTTTTCTGCCATAGTGTCGTCGCTTTCTGCGATTCCGAGTGATATGGATAACCCCTTGTTAATTTTCTCTATTTCCTCGTCCGTACAGGTACGTATGAATCCGTCAATTCTGTCTTTGCTGACACTCACAACCTGCTCGCATAGCGCCGTAGATGGTAGATAGCATCTTACTTTTGCGTGTGTTGGCAGTGATTCATTTGGCTTTTCTACCAGATATGCCACTTCTACCATGTTCTGGCTTTCGTTAATGTCGTTGTTCGACACGATAACCGCCGGTCTACCTGTGTCCTGATTTATTTTTTTGATGTAGAATATGTCTCCTCTATATATTTTCATTGTTTTTTTTGCTCCCTTCTCTGTATTCTTGATAGCTTGAAATGCTGTTGGGTCGTAATAACCGGCTCCATTTCTTTTTGCACTGTCCATATTCCCTCTCCTATTTTCCTGATCTGAGCATGTAGAACAGTAATTCTGTTATTGATCGTTTTCTTGGTCCTGGTGTGCAAGGAATTATTTTATGCAATCTCCACTCTCCAGCCATTGTTGCTTTTGTAAGTGGTGTAGGATTTTCAAATTCGTCCCACTCTTTTCTGCTTTCTGGGATCGCTACCATGATTCCGTAGTACCTAGATGATTCCGGGTTACATTCCCTGATGTGTTCTAAAAGCTTTCCTGAATTTCTGTCTGCGATTAAATCCTTGTAACACTCCATTGTTGTTACGATGTAATTTTGCTCACCAAGAAAATTCAGTCCGTTTCCACTGTAGATATCTTCCCGGCAACTCTTAATTTCGTAACAGATGAATTGTCCTTTTTCGATTGCTCCTACGGAGCATTGGTTTGGTGGCATGAACTGCATGAAATCTACTCTTTTTACGTTCGTGCTTCCATAATCGATACTGACTTCTGATGCCCAGTATTTGCCTATTCCTTGTAATTTCTTTGTTATCAGCAGATTACTTAAAAAACTAGTTACCATTTTCCTGTTCATTTTCTACTCCTTATATGGTTCTGGAAGTGGTCTCTATGCTTCTACGACTATTCCGAAGTCTTCACACGGCATGTCTTCGCTAAGATAGAATGTTTCTCCAATATCGTCTTCTTCGTATTTTCCGACGCTTGGAGCTTCAAAGCCTTTGCATGATATCAATACATATTTTCCATGCTCCGGCAAGCGTTCACTTACCGGAATCCATCTTGTCTCTTCTACTACATTTTCCGGGTAATACTGCGGTAATCTGTCTATCTCATGCTCTATGTGGGTGTAGCATAACTTAACTATTTCCTTTTCTGTGCAGCCTTCGTAACACATTTCTTTTGTAACTTGCACGTCTTCTCTTAACGCATCAATTACCATATCTTTTCTAAGATATCCCATCTACTCTTTCTCCTTTCATAATATCTATCTCTAATTTGCTATAGTAATGATTCTGCATCAATCTCACGTTCTTTTATCCACTTTCCTATGTCTTTAATCCATTTGTATTCTTCCGAGCACAAGCTCCGGTCTGGAATAAGATATCTGCATGGTTTCTTCGCGTTAGTGCATTCCCAACCATGGTCCGTTCTTTTTGCATATTTACAAGCCATTTCTGTCTCCTTTCCTTGATGGTACCTTTTTAAACGCTCCGGGGAGCTTAATGGTAGCATTTTGATAGCTCCGTGGTGTTTTTGTGGTATTTTCGTTCATTTTTATTCATTTTCGTGATAATTTGCCTTTGTTTCCCTGTATGTCCCTATATAAGCGGGGTTCTCCAAAACACCCCGGAAATGTTATTGTTACTCTACTATGTTATTTTCCGATTGCGTCCTGAAGCGCTTTATCTAAGCGATCAGATATGGCTGGTGCTTTCTTTTCTGATGCTTCAAGCATTTCTGCTGTAACCTTCCGTATACCGCCTCGTTCATGATTCTGTAAGCCTTCGTCATGTTCCTTTTCCTCGCATTCTATAACTGCAAAATGAAAGTCGCATTCGTTACATACTACGGTTCCATCTCCATAGTATGCGTTTGTTCCCAGCACCGCTCTGCATAATGGACAATAGTTTATTCTACTATTGTCAGCAATCCCACTTATATATCCTCTCGTTAATTTGCTCATGTTTACCCTCCTTAATGTGGTTTTTCTTTCATTGGCTTGCCTTTTTCGTAGACGGTGCAATTATCTGCCGTGCAGTAATGACTTCTTGAAAATTTGTGGAATGCACCAAAGTTACAGAAACTGACCGGATATCTTGCGCGCCATTTACAGGTCTTGCATTTTTTTCTGTCACCGTTCGAGCCTTTTGGTTTTTCTTTTGGTTTTGGCTTTGTTTCCCGTGGCTTTCTCTGTGTTGGGTCTCCACCCTCTCTTCGAATTCCAACTAATCCGTCTGCCGTAATTCTATATTGTACCTGTGTCTGGGTGAGCCCCATCTTTTCTGCTATCTTTCTATTGGTCAGCCCCTGTTTTACTAGAGACCTTAATAGCTCTTTGTCATATTCTTTCATGCAGCCATCTCCTTTCTCGCTTTCCGGAATAACTTGGCTTTCTCAGCATGGTACCGGATCAGTTCCTCAACTGCTGCCATCTGTACCGGTTCAATGTCTAACTTACCGAAGCCTTCCATTTCTCTAATACATGAAAGCCTTGGAAATATGCTTATTCGATACCATAACCCCCAGCACAGCTCCACTTCATCCCAGATCAATGCTGCGATTTTTTCGTCTTCTTGATATAATTCCAGACATTCGTCCGATTTAATGGACCACATTTCTTTCTGCGCCTCCTTGCTACAATCATCTTGTTCCGGTCGTCGATGTAATAATCTGCATAGACCTTCCGACAGTTGTTCTTGTATTTGTTCTTATTTTCTGGAATATTATCATTGATTGCATCAAACTCCAATCCGTTTGCTCTGCAGTAGATAACTGCTTCTTGCAGGAGTTTTCCTTCTCTGCATGTCCAGAGAATGATCTTATCTCCGGACTGCTGCCGTTTAATTAGGAACTGGAATAGTTCTGTGTTTGGCTTTCCTAGCTTCGGATATTCTGCTGTATTTAATGTGCCGTCGAAATCTACGGCATATATTTTGTTCATGTGTCTCCTTTCTCCTCCGGCTCCACCGGCCGGAGGGAATCTATGGTTGATAGTGTCATGTGATACACTGAGGTGCTATAGTTTTCTTACTCTTTTTACCGGCAATACGACAAATTCTCCCGTGTCTTCCAGCCATACTGTGACGGTATCTGCCAGGTGTTCTTTTTCAAATACGATTCCCATGCGTTCTTTCTCTTCTCCCATCAGAATGCACTTCACATATTCGCCCTTGTAGAAATCCCGTGAGCTTTCGTCTTTCCTAAGGCTAGAGGTAGTTTTTGTAGGCAATTTTCATCCACTCCTCTCGTGTGTGATCCTGTTCGTATGCTTCCTGTAGATAGGCGCATAACCTTTCACGGGTTGCACGGCAATTATGTACAGCGTCTTTGCCTTCCTTGTGGTGTCTCCGGCACAAATATACTTTTAAACCATTCTCTTCGCTTCTGGTACGTCCTCCGCCTCCAAATACTACATGGTGGCATTCTGTGTACTGATAATTCCAGTTGCCTTTTTCTTTGGCACACAGGTAGCAAATACCCGGATATGTTTCTACGATTGGCGCCGGGTGGTGCTTTCGTTTCTTTTTTTTCTGTGGTTTGGGATACATTAATTCACACATTGCTCTACGCATTCAATCTCCTCTCCGTTCTTATCCACTTCCGCCTCGAGCAATTCTGTCCAGAATTCCTCTTTTCCCAGTGCTGCAAAACTTACACCTCGCATGGAACGCATTTTCTTATCCATAACTTTCGCCATATACTCTGCTGCTTCCTGCGCTGGGATTGATGCCATGTATAATCTTCTCGTGGCGTAAGCCCTTTTGATTTCTTCCTCTTCCGTAATCTCTGCCGACACTTCCATGTTATCCGGACAATATTCCGGAAAATCCTTCGTGATTTCGGTCTGTCCCGGAATCTGTTCTTCCGGATCTTTTTTAGCTTCCTGTGCCTGTTCTTTTGGCGGTTCTTTTTTTACTTCCGATTTCTTCGGAGCTTCTGTCTTTACTGAAGCTGGCGCCTTTTTCTCCGGTTTCTTTTCCGGTATTTTTTCTTGTGTTTCCGGATATAACGATTCGTCATAGATTCTCTTATACAGGTCGCCTGCTGCCATCTTCAGGTCTTCCGGATACTCCGGGAGGAACAATTTTTCAAATCCTTTAGCAAAGTCCATATAATCATATTCCTGATTTTCTCCATGATTCCGATACGGCATAACCTTGATAGTATGTTCAGTCATCATGACATTGGCATATTCTAAGCGAATCATTTTGAATTTTGTCGGGTTTAAGATAACCAGAAGCTCTCTGGCTATGTCTGATCCATCCGGATCCTTTCGCTCCCAGTCGAGAAGCTTCTGAAATGCTTCTTTTCCATCCTTGAAATACTCTCTTGCTAATTCCACCATCCAGTCTGTTTCCTGTGGTTCTTCCTGTGCGATGTCGCACAGCTCCATCTGATCATCATAATGTACTTCTGTTTCCCGGATAATCCCTTTTGCCTCTCGGATGTCCTTGACCGTGGCTTCTGTTGATATAGCTTCCTGGATTTCTTCCGGAAGTCCCAACATCTCCGTGAGCTTACTGCTGCCATAGCCTCTCCATTTGTCATCGATCTGCGGTGAGAATCCTCCGATACTGTATTTTGTGTTGATGTCCATGAAGCGGCTTGCCGTGGAACGCCCTATCCCAAATGTGTCCTTGGCATATTCCCAGATATTTCTGTATCCTGCCTGCTTATACAGCTCGTCCTGTTCTGTCTTTTTTAGATAGAATCCCACCGATATAAAGCTCTCTGCTATATCGTTTAATAGTGCTTTTATGATTATCGTCATCTCGTCCAATGACTCGGTTACTCTTATTTCATCCATATTATCCCGCCTTTCTCATTTGAATCCGCTTTTTGAATGTATTCATAAACTTTTTTACATCTTCTCCCGGATCTTTGTTGTACTTCCCACGCACCTGGATCACTTCTCCCTCTCTGACCTCGACCGTGTAATAACTCTCTTCCGGTTCTTCCTTTTTTCTGATAAAAAGAATACAGGTCTCTCCGGATACCATTCTATCTATATAAGTCGCTACACAATGGTGCTGGTTCTGCCCTTCCTGCCTGATTTCTCTTACTCTTTTTGGTAATCTCATCAACAGGTCATCCGTCTCCATTTCGTAGGCTTTCCATCCACGCCTTTTTATCATCTCTCTTAACGTTCCGTCCTTTTGGTCGTCTTTCTTTCCCTGCAATTCTATTTTTCTTTCTTCCTGCTCTTGCACGAGCTGATCATGACGTTCTTTTAAGTTCTTTGGATATAATACATATGGGTCGTCCATGTCGTATCCCAAGATTGCGGCCATCTGTAGATAATCGTGATAATCCGTGACTGTCTGTCTATCCCCGTCATTCCATTTTCTTGTGGTATTTTCCCGGATATATCTAAGCATCTTGTGTGGTGTTGTGTGCCGCATGTATATTGCAAAATCCCTGCCATATTTAGACATTTCCTGAACCTGTTCCCATGTTACCCAGATTCCTGCCTGCTGGCAGTTGTACAGCGCTCTATATTCGCTCATGTATGGGTCTTTCTTTTTGATGAGATTGTAATATTCACCTTGAAGTCCCAGCACTTTTCTTAATTTCTTTTCTCTTAAGGAAAGCAGTGCATCACTTCCTCTACTGATGCAGTCTGCAGTCAGATTGTAATATCCTGCTTTTACCAGTTTTTCGATTCCCTGATACTCCTTTGCCATATCTATGTAATTCTGTTGATAAAATGGAATATTCTGGCAGGCAAATTCCGGTAATCCTGAGTATTCCAATTTGCTTCCTTTTAGCGCCCTTTTTAAATTTCGTGGATATAGGACTGCTTTTTCTTCTTCTTTTCCTGCCCAATAATATCCTCCGAACTCATATCCGTTACACCAACGCACCTTATTCGTGGCCTTGTATCTGTGGTAAGAATAAGTGTATCGTCTATTCCACAAGTCATCGTATGTGATCCTTATACTTTCGTAGATGTTAAATTCCGTTCTTTCTCCTGCATGTATCCACTGGTATACATTGAAGTATCTGAACACGAATCCGGCCGGAGTTTTCTGAATCAGTGCAGCGCTCGATTTATCTTTAATATTCGGACTCTTTTTATAAGTTTTGTATATTACTTTTCTCTTGCAGTATTTGCATTTCCCTTCCTGCCCGTACTTATGACCGGACAGTTCCTGCGTCTTTCCGCAACATGTGCATCGTCCTATTTTCTTTCCTGATTCATAATACATATATTGCGGAACGGCATCTTTTTTCGCCCATTCTTCAAAATCTTTCGGAATCTCTGGAATGATTGCCATCTCATCATCAATCCGATCCGTTTCTTTCCGATGCTTTTCGTACTGCTGCCACCCAAGGATTGCACTATGCGGGCTCTCTTCTCCATTCTTTGTAAAATCTTTTATAGTTTTACGGTCTTTTTCTGTAATCCAGTATGTCTGATACGCGGCACTCTCTCCGTCGTTGTAACCCACTCCAAACTGCAGGTTCTCAATGGTTGCTGTGCGCCACTTTCTTTCAATCGTCTCGTATGTATCGTATTTTCCATCATGCAAAAATATCCGAAATACTGGGCGAGATGTCTTTAATCTCAAGTCCCTGTAGTAAAATACATCGACTTCCAATATTCCTTGTGTTTTTCTGGCTCTGTAGAATTTTCTGTATTTCGGTCCGGTGACTGATGGGCGCTGATAACGATCATACTCCTCTTCGAGCCATGCTTTTTCGTACATTTCTTTTGTGGCTTTCATAGCTGGAAGCTTTAATAATTCGCTCTTTTTCATACTTACGCCTCCAGGAAGTAAACTCTTGCCCACTCAAATACTGTCATGTCTGCCACATAGTGCTTTCCAGTATCCTTCTGGATCTTTTTGCACTTGTCCTCAATCAATTCCATGCATTCGTCCACGGATCTTGTGCGGCGTCGCACACACACCGCAAAGTGCTCGTCTATGCACTGGCTTTTTAAGTAGTCCAAGATCGGCTCGACCGGAATCTGATTATTTTTGTATCCTGCTGCCTCAATGTCCAACTTTCCAATGGCTGCATTCATACAGTCTGTCAGTTCCGTTGAGCGCCCTTCAATTAGATCCTGCGCAAAGACTTCCGGGATTCCGTTCTCTTCTGCCAGTTCCAGAATTCTCTCACCGTCTCCTTCCTGTAATAATCCCGCTGCACACGCATTGATTTCTTCTATGGAGTCCATATTTCCGAAAATATCATACATTTTTTTCTCTCCTTTTCATTTCGCTCTCCAACCATTCACTGTAAGCATGATGGCCGCTCTCAATTTCAAGCTCATGTCCTTTTTCTGCTATTATTTTCCATAGCTCTTCCCACAGCTCCGCATGTTTCAATGGATCTCCTTTGGCGTTCCTGAAATCTGTTTCCGCCCATTTTTCCAGATTGTTCTTCATCATGTTCAGAACAAATCGGTCTTCGGAATGTACTGTAATCTCACACGGCTGTGTCAGAAGCTCCATTGCGTCCAACAAGCATATTAATGTCGCCCCGTGATAGGTCTCCTCCGTCTCTCCAAATCCTTGCCTGGTCTCGTCCTCTCCATTTTTCTTTTTGTAAGCAATCACGAAACCGTGTGACCTCTTGTATTTACTGGTGCTTGCTGTGTCTTGAGCTAAGTAGATATTCACTTTAAACACCTTCTTGTTCCTCCAAGTATTTTTTTCTTTCCGTATCCGCTTCGATACGGTCTCTCATGACCATGACCGCTTTCGCAATTGCCATATCCGCTAAGGCTCGCGTGTCCAGTACCGGCTCCATACCATGTTCCTTATTCCAGGCGTTATACACGCGCTCAAATTCGTTTAATAACGATTCGTTTATTTCAACTTTCACTTTAAATCCTCCTGTTCAATCGTATTTGCGTGACTCTCCGGTATTTGTAGCCTGTTTTGGGATTTATGCCCTCCCAGATGCGTGCTATGTAATAGCCTTTCTTTGGTTTGACTTCTTTCTTCCACCTTACAAGCTTGTCCACGTGAGGCTCTGGGAGTGGCATATTCTTGGAAGTGTTGTAACTGGCTTCCCGGAGTCTTGGTTTTCCCTGTGTGCCGTCGGCTTTTGTCTCTACGGAATGTTCGTCTTTTGTGATATAACTGGCAAGACTGGTGAAATCTTCATCATAGAATTTCGATTTCTTGATTTCTGTCAACCAAGTGCCTCCCTTGGTCCATGCCTTTTCCACGATGCTGGCCGAATCTCCTATTTCATTCACGACCAAGTGGATGTGCCAGGCTCCCTTTGTTCCGCGCTCTATGTTACGAATCCAGAATAAGGACTTCCCCCTTTTCTTGTATTCCCTTCGTACCTTTCGAAGTGCTGCCTGAAAATCCTTCATGGCCGACTCCATATCTGGTGGTCTTGCCTCCACCCGGTATGTCCAGGTGAGTAATAGGTCTCCCGGTGAGAAATAACACAATAACCTCTGACGGCATCTCTTCTCTTTATTCCATTTATTTACCCGGATCATATCTTCCGGTGTTGCTTTTCTTCTTTTTAACCGCTTCCCTCCAGGATCTCCATACTTCCCGTCATGGTATTCTTCTATGTCCAGGATATCTCCCTTTCTGAAACGGTATTCCTTTCTCTTTATAGCCATGGTTTTGTCCTATCTTTAATATCTTTATCGAGATTGGAAAACGGGGCGAAATCCCCGTGTTTCCTTGACTTTTCCGCCCCGTTCGGCTATACTATAATTGTTTTTAGTTAGCTGAACTTCCAGTGGGATTGGAAGGGCGAAAAAGGAATTTGTTGACGCAAGTTCCTTTTTCTTTTTTTATTTTGCATACCTGACCGCCTTGTTGACTATGTAAGCTGCTGTTACAATGACCAGTCCGGCCACGATTCTAGTAGCTCCCGGAAGCAATGCTGGACTGCAGTTTGTCATATGGCTTACACCTATCCAGGTGGCTGCCATTCCGATGACTCCGACCGTCTCCGTGACTGCTCTTACTGTCTTACAGATCAATATCTTTCGTTTGTGTGCTCTTATCCCTTCCATCACATAACCCCCGCTCTCTGTCGTCTTGCCTTTTTCTGCATTGCAATATGCTTTTGTCTCCATTTTTCGAACTCGTCAGTGTCGATCTGATACCGACTACTCTTGTAGACATTTGTTTTTTCGGCAAAAGTCTGGTCCGGTGCTGCTATTGCATTTTCAATATACGTCCGGGTAAATCCGCACTCTTTTACAAGTGCATTTGCGGACATGATTTTTCTTGGGTATTCCATGTTTCTTTCCTCCTTTTATTTGCTCTTCTCAACCGGTTCTTCCGCGTAGTCTCTATTCTCCTCGTAAGAGAACATATCTCCAACTTCACAGCTGTTATATACTTCTTCCGTTGTGTAGTAATCCGCTGTATCGTATTCACCGTCTTCATTTTTTTCTAATGACTTAATTGAAATACGCCATCTGTCTGGATAATGATGTGTTACCGGCATATATGTCGTGTATGATGTTTTTCCATTTGTATGGACCATCGGTACTATCATTACCTGCGTTTCTTCTGGAAGAAATTCTTTTTCGTATATCTCTCCTTCTGTTATCTTTTTCGCCACATCCAGCCAAGCAAATGCAGCATATGATTAATGTGAGTAGTATTTTCTTCATATTCCTTTATATTGACTTTTCCTTTCTTCTCTCTATTCATTCTTTAAGTAATACTTGAATACTCAAAAAGATAAGCATAAACAAAACTGTGGATTCCCACCTAGTTGTATTCATCAGCATTTTTGAAATTTCCGCAAGAACCACTGTTATCACAATTGCGATAGCAGTTTTTTTATCCATCTTCCTTACCTCTCCATCTGTGTTGTATTTGTATTAAAGTTTTCGAGTAACTCTTTAATTTCATTTCTGAATCCCTTAATACTTTTTACCAGCTCTTCATCATCATTCAGTTTTTCTTCTATGTATTTTTTTATAGTTAGCTGTTCTTTTTCAAGGGCAGCTACTTTTTCTCTTAATTCATTCCATTCTTTTTCTGGAATCTCCATCTTCCTCTCCTCCTTATACTTTATTGACATTTTTCTCCGCTTCTCCTATCCTTTAATTACAAGCTCTGGCCGGAGCCTAGTTTTTTGAAGAAAGGAGATATATTGCATGTTTAAAGATGTAAGCGTAGAACAGCGTACACACGATTTAGCTTTACAGGCTACCATCCTTTACTATCAGCAGCACGGTATTTCTGTTGACGAATCTAATGCCTGGGATTTTGTAATGAAATATCGTAGTCTGTTAAAACCTATTCGCAATTGTGTTGAGGAAGGTCGCACTGATCTTCAGTAACCGTGGTCTGAATCTGTACATTTGCTACAATCTTTTTTATTTCTTCTTCTGCGAATGTGCTGATCATTAAGAACTGCTGTACTGTGAATTTTTTCTTTGAACATTCTTTTAGGAAGTTTCGAACAGCCTCCAGTGCATCAGTTCTTTTTTGTTCATATTCTTCAAGTGTTTGTTTTTCCATCTTCTTCACCCCGCCTCCTTATGCGCTCTTATCTTCTCGCTCCATTGCTTCTGCTTCCTTCTGTCTCATCAGAAGGGTATTAGCATCTCTTCCTATTAACAGAATGTCTGGAAGCTCAATCTGCTTTAGCAACTCTACAACATGAGTTATCTCTTTTTCTTTTTTTGCATCTAATAATGTATTTGCCATATTTTCGTCTCCTTTCTTTTGTTGTCTTTGTCCTTCTGTCACAATTGTACGTCCTTTAGTCCCACATGTCAACACCTTTTTGTTCTTTTATCACATTTTGTGATTTATTCACATTTTCCATTGCTTTTATGTATTGCCTATGCTATAATGCGTATATGAAGAGAGGTGATAAGGAATAATGAACGAACGGCTTAAAAAGCTAAGAAGAACTTTGGAACTCACTCAACAAGAATTTGCTGATAAAATAGGTAGTAAACGTAGCACTATTGCTAAGTATGAAACCGGCTCGAATATTCCTAGCGCTGCAGTTATATCTCTTATTTGCAAAGAGTTTGATGTGAATGAGGATTGGTTAAAAACCGGAGACGGTGAGATGTTCGAAGAATTAACTGATCAAGAAAAAACGATGAAATATATTGCGAAACTTGTGAAGGATAAAGATTCTGTTGTAGCGAATGCCATTACCGCTGTTGCAATAACTTATGAACAGTTGGATGATGCAGGAAAAGCTGTAATTGACAAAACGTTGCTGCAATGTATAGACAACTATCGAAGCCTAACAAAAGAGAGCCAGTAATTTACTGGCTCCTCTCTGGCTACTTCTTAAGGTATGTACGGATGAATACAAGTAATTCATGTATCTTTTCTGGCGATTCCTTTTGAAGCATTTCAACAATATAGTTGATCATCTGTTGTTTGTCTTTTTTCATGCAGCGCCCCTCCTTTCAGCTTAAAAGATTATTTTCCTCCCTTCCGCTATATCGTTGGGGCTTTGCGTTGCTTTGTTCTTAAGTTTATGATACTATATTTCTTTTTTCATAGTCAAACTTTTTAGAACATTTGTTTGCACCGTTAGCCCTTATATAATATAGACACATGTGTAGCGGAAAATTGTTGGAAATGGAGGGAATCGTCCCAGATGTGGGACACTTATTGAATATCGGATTTGAAAAGGTCCGTAACTTTCAGATGAAGACCTTTTGCAAGCTGCTCCACAGTATCTAAGGTTGGAGATACTTGTCCATTAACGATTCTGTTTATTGTGGATTTGGACACTCCAGTCATGATAGATACCTGGCGCACAGAAAGATTTTTGTCATACATAATTTGTCCCAGTAATACTTTCATAATTGTATTATATATGATAGGCCTTAATAAGTATCATGGGAATTATTGGTATATTCGCCCATGGCGTTTATATATATAAACTTACTTAAACTTCTAGGAAAGATAGGTGCTTTATGAAAAGAAAAATTGTAACTTTTTTATTAGCTACCACAATCGTCGCGAATGTAACCGCTTGCGGAAATTCATCTGATTCCAGTACGGAAAAAGAATCTGCAACAGCAGAAGTGCAAAGCACTAATATTGAGAAAGAAGCTCCTGCAAAAGATCTGCCAGATGGTGATTATCAGGATACAGGGGTTGGAACAATGTACCTTTCTACAGTTGGCGGTACTTCCGAAAATGGAAATGTTCCAGTAGTATATTCTGGATCCGACGATATGCTTATACAGATCGGTGTAGCTACCGAAGGATTTGACAGTTCTAAACTATCCTACATATATGTCGATGGTTCGTTAAATTCTAAAGAGCAGTTGGGTGATGGCCAGACTAGTATTGATCTTACCGATGATTTGCTTTCTGTTGGCACACACAAAGTCGAAGTCCTTCAATACAACAACGATGATGCTTCTTCCGATGTTGTTACATACAAATCAGCATCTTATGAAGTAAAAGCCAAATAAATTATAAAATCGCCCCTGCTGGTAACAAGGACGATTTTATAAGAAACTATACGGTCCGCTTCGGACATGTGTATACTTTTCCTTAGACAAGTTAAGTATACCACAATCCTTTAGCACCGTATAGGTGTATTTTTTATACTTATTTTTAGAGAGGTTGATACAATGGCGTCAAAAAAATATACCTGTGGAGCTGACGGATATTACCAGACTAAGGTTTGGGATGGAACTTATGATCAGAATGGACGTAAGCACCGGATCACGCTCCGGAGTAATAAGAGCAGTCGTGATCTGGAACGTCAGGTTGCGGCTATGAAAGCTCAGATTGAATCCAGAAACTATGTGAGGAATACGGATATATTGTTCATAGACTATTCCCGAAGCTGGCTGAATGTGTATAAGTCCAGGCGCTCCAATAATACCAAGCGCATGTATGAGAATATTATTGAAAAGCACTTCACGGCTCTTAATGCGCTAAAATTAAAAGATGTGGAACGTATCCACATTGAAACTTTATTAGCAAATGCAGAGGATAAGAGGCGCACTCAACAGCAGATTTTATTGACCTTTTCTGCGGTCCTAAAATCTGCAGTGTCTGACAAACTCTTGGCTGCTAATGTGGCTGATGATATTCTTAGGAATACCGACAAAATAAAATATAAGCCGAGTGAAAAGCGCCCTCTGACACCAGCCGAAAAGAAAGCCGTCTTTGATGCGACTTATAAATATGATTCTGATCAGGCTTATGTGTATCTGATATATGGATGTGGATTGAGACGTGAGGAATGCGTGGCACTTACGATATTTGATTTTAATTTCAAAAAACGCGAAGTTTCCGTCAGCAAAGCCTATGAGTATATTACAAATACTCCCGGTGTTAAGGATCCGAAGAGCGCTAATGGAATCCGTACCATTCCAATACCTTCCAAGATCCTCCCTGTGGTCCAGAGCTATGTAGAGAGTGTCAAGCATTCCGGCCGGACTCAGCTATTTGTGACCATGCGAGATAAGAAGCCTCTGACTAAGAGTGCTTATGACAAAATGTGGAAGCGTATTGTGGAATCGATGCAGGCAGTGTGCAAGGAAGAGATCGTTGGATTGACCGGACATGTATTCCGGCACAACTATTGTTCATCCTTATGCTATCAGATTCCTCGTGTATCTATTAAAAGGATTGCACAGCTTCTTGGTGATACAGATGCTATGGTTATGAATGTGTACTCACATATTCTGGCCGAACGTGAAGATGTAGAGGGCGCTGTGAATGATGCGATTAATTTTTAAGAGTGTGGGATTTTTTATCTCATACTCTTTTTTCTGAGACACTTTTGAGACATCTTGAATTCAATGAGACACTTTTGAGACATTAACAGAAGTAAACAGAAGCAAATAATACATGTTTGATATGATACAGAAAATCCCCACAAACCCAATGTTTTCAAGGGTTTGTGGGGATTCTATTTAGTGAGCGTGCGGGGATTCGAACCCCGGACAACTTGATTAAAAGTCAAGTGCTCTACCACCTGAGCTACACGCCCGTCTCTTCCAATATGCTAATCATAAAGGAAAATGCCCAGAACCGGAATCGAACCAGTGACACGAGGATTTTCAGTCCTCTGCTCTACCAACTGAGCTATCTGGGCATTCATCACATCAGCTATTGCCAATGTAAGTTGCGGGGGCAGGATTTGAACCTACGACCTTCGGGTTATGAGCCCGACGAGCTTCCAGACTGCTCCACCCCGCGATATTAAA